TATCCCACTATATGAATGATAAGGAATATATAAATGAAGTCATTAATGGAGATATACACACTACAAATCAAACTCTTGCAGGGTTGGAAAGCAGAGATATTGCAAAGACATTTATCTATGCGTTCATTTATGGGGCAGGTAACAAAAAACTCGGAGCTATCTGCGGAAGGTCTGAAGGTTATGGAAGACAGATTAAAGAAAGATTTCTTAAGCGTCTCCCAAGTCTTGCAAGATTACGAGAAAGAGTGGACATTGCTACTCGCAAGGGTTTCCTCAAAGGACTCGACCAAAGAAAGCTCATCATCAGACAAAGGCATTCCGCCCTTAACACTTTAGTTCAAGGTGGTGGAGCTATCGCTATGAAGAAAGCTCTCGTCTTATTAGAAAAATATATACAAGAAAAAAGTATTGTTGCTATACCTGTAGCAAATGTACATGATGAGTTTCAATATCAAGTTAAAGAAGAACACGCTGAGAGTTTAGGTAAACTTGCAGTACAATCAATCGTGGATGCAGGAGACCAGTTAGGTCTTCGTTGTTCACTAACAGGAGAATATAAAATTGGAAACAACTGGAAAGAAACACACTAAAAGTTTAGATACATTAGTTCCAGATATAAATAAGTTACTTGTTAATCTTACTTATAAAAAGAAAGTAAATGTTAGTGAAGAACAGCTATCTAAATTTTTAAATAATATAAAAGAAGTCGTAATGGATTTTACAAATCCTATGAAAGCAGATAAAAAAGTTTTACGAATGTCTATACTTGGAAGACCGGCAAGACAGTTATGGTATGATAGACATAGACCATTTAAAAAAACTACACCAGACCCTGCACTACAATTAAAATTTTTAACGGGGCATTTTATGGAACATCTTATTTTACTTCTCGCAGAATTAGCAGGACATGAAGTGACAGACCAACAAAAGAAAGTTACTGTCGATGGAATTGTAGGACATATGGATAGTAAAATTGATGGTGAAGTTGTTGATGTTAAGACTGCTTCATCATATAGTTTTAAAAAATTTAAGGATGGTTCGTTGTATGGTGATGACCCATTTGGTTATGTTGCACAGCTATCTGGTTACGAAGAGAATGAAGATAGTAATAAGGGTGGCTTTCTTGCTTTGAATAAAGCAACAGGAGAGTTAGCTTTGTTTAGACCAGATGATTTAATGAAACCAAATGTTAAACATTTAATATCAGAAGTAAAAGATAAGTTAGCAAAAGATGAACCACCAGAAAGATGTTATCAACCTATACCACATGAGAAAGGTGGCAACATGAAATTACCTATGGGTTGTTTCTACTGTCAACACAAAGTTGAATGTCATTCTGACGCTAACGAAGGTAAAGGTTTAAGATTATTTAAGTATGCAAAGAGTAATGTGTACATGACAAAGGTTGTTAAAGAACCTAATGTTGAGGAACTAAAAGTAAATGTATAAATTTTTTGTAATGTTTTTATTAGTATTAATATTATTATCTACTTGTACAGGTTGTGCTTTATTTGTAGCTAAAGAAACTGCAAAGGTAGTAGAGATAGTATTAGAAGAAGAACCTAACCCAGATAAAAAGAAAAAGATTATAGATAATAAAAAAGAAAAAATAAAATCACAGAATGAAAGAGCAAAAGAATTTTATTGTAGTAAAGTAAAGAACACAGAGAAATGTAAAAATGAATAGAAAGAAAATAAAAAAGATACGAAAGAAAGCTAAAGGTATTCTTGTTGAATGGTTGCAATCATTAGTCGAAGGACCAGAGAAAGAAAAGATTAATGAAAAAAATTTATTTGAAATGATGCCGGAACAAACTCACTACTGGTTTCAAAATCAAATTCAATTAAGTGCGTGGTCATACAAGTGGGTAATTAAAAAGTTAAAACAAAATCCGGACTTGACATTTAAAGAATTACATGATATAATATATAAGAAAAATAATTAATGAAGTATCGTTCAAAGTTTGAAGCGGTTGTTATAAAAAAATTAAAGCTAAAGAAAATTAAATTTTTTTATGAGAAGGAAAAAATAAAATATGTTCAACCGGTCATTCATCGTTCTTATCTTCCCGACCTTTATTTTCCTAGCACTAATGTATATGTAGAAATAAAAGGAAGATTTAGAGTTGACGATAGAAAGAAACATATTTGGATTAGAGAGAGTACGAATTGTGATATTCGTTTTTGTTTTCAAAATCCTAATGTTAAGTTAAGTAAAAAATCTAAAACAACTTATGCTATGTGGTGTGAGAAAAATAATTTTAAATGGTGTGATAAAGATATACCGAAAGAATGGATGGTGAAAAATGTTAGAAGAAGGTAAAGCTTATATTGTATTATCAACAACAGGTATTGGTAAAACAAAAAAGATGCATATAGAATTTATTAATATGTCTGATGATACAGGCATAATGATGACAGGTACAGGACTACATTGGTTTTGTGAAAACAATAATGATTTGTGTCAATACATTGGCATGAGAGAAATGGAAAAGGTTATACTAGGGAAGAAAGGAAAAGATAATGGACCAGTTAAACACTAAAGATTTATTAACAACTGCTATACAATTGGTTGGTGGCGACAGACATAAAGACTATGGAGATAAAGTTAAGAACCATGATAACATTGCAAAGTTATGGTCAGCATATAAAGATGTTGAGATAACATCACATGATGTAGCAATTATGATGGTGCTATTAAAGATAGCAAGAACAAAACTAGGAGCAGTTAGTAGTGATACATACATTGATGGGTCTGCTTATATGTCAATAGCAGGGGAGTGTAAATCACATGAGTAAAATTAAAATAGATTTAGAACGAGATAAAAATTTAACACCATTTGGTATAGCTACAATACAAGATAGATACTTAGATAAGAATGAAACATCTCCTCAACACGCCTTTGCTAGAGCATCTAAGTATGTCTCTACTTATAGAGGTAAGACTGATTGGGATATGGCACAAAGAATATATGATTATGCAAGTAAGACTTGGTTTGGTTTCTCTTCTCCAATACTTTCTAATGCCGGTACAAAAAAAGGATTACCTATATCTTGTTTTCTTAATTATGTACATGATAGTAGAAGAGGATTAAGTGACCACTACGATGAGAACATTTGGTTAGCAAGTAATGGCGGTGGTATTGGTGGTTATTGGGGCGACATAAGAAGTGATGGAACATCAACCTCACATGGTTCTATGTCAACAGGTTCAATTCCTTTTATGAGAGTTGTTGATAGTCAGATGTTAGCATTCAATCAAGGAACTACAAGACGAGGAAGCTATGCTTGTTATATGAGTGTATCTCACCCAGAGATAGAAGAGTTTTTATTTATGCGTAAGTCTTCTGGTGGTGACGCTAATAGAAAATGTCTTAACTTACATCATGGAATTAATATTACTGATGACTTTATGAATGCAGTATCTAAAAATATTGATTGGAAATTAATTGACCCACACTCTAATAAAGTTTCTAAGTCTATTAATGCAAGAGAATTATGGAGATTAATACTAGAAACAAGACATGAAACAGGTGAACCTTATTTACATTTCATTGATACATCTAATAAACATTTACCAGAGTCACAACAAAAGTTAGGATTAAAAGTTAATCAATCTAATTTATGTAGTGAAATAACTTTACCTACCAATGAGGATAGAACTGCTGTATGTTGTTTGTCTAGTGTTAATTTAGCACAGTATGATGAATGGTCTACATCAGCTACATTTATTCCGGACATGATACGAATGTTAGATAATGTTTTAGAACATTTTATCATGGCGACTTATAATTTTTCTTATGATTATGAGGGAAAAATTTTAGACATGAAAGTTAAAGATGATATGTCTGGGTTTGAAAAATCTGGTTATAGTGCATACAGAGAACGAAGTGTTGGGCTAGGGGCTATGGGATTTCATACTTACTTACAAAAATTAAATGTTCCTTTTGATAGTCCTATTGCTACAGGTCAGAATATAAAAATCTTTAAACAGATAAAAGAATTAGCAGTAGAAACTTCTAAAGAGTTAGCTGTTGAAAGAGGAGAAGCACCAGACATGGAAGGTACAGGTATGCGTAATGCACACTTACTTGCTATTGCCCCAAATGCTACATCAAGTATTATTTGTGGTGGTACAAGTCCTTCAATAGAACCTATACGAGCTAATGTTTATACACATAAAACTTTGAGTGGTACATTTCAAGTACGCAATGGACACTTACATAACTTACTTAAACTTAAATGGAATGAAGATGAAGAACTACAAAAAAAATATGATAGTGATTACATTTTATTTAAGGATAAGATATGGCAAAGTATTAGTGAACATGATGGTTCAGTTACACACCTTGACTTTCTAACTGATATGGAAAAGGATGTATTTAAAACAGCGAATGAGATAGACCAGAATTGGATTATCGAACACGCATCAAAGCGACAACAGTATATCTGTCAAGCTCAATCAGTTAATTTATTTTTTGTTGCTCCACGCATACAAGCTTCACAAGAAGAACATGATAATTTCTTACGATACACAAACAAAGTACATTATCAAGCATGGAAACAAGGATTAAAA